CGCCGCGGCAGCATTTACCACAGCCTCCATCGCGGCGATTATTTCGTTGCGCTTTTCGCGCATCTTTTTCAGGTTTCCGTTCATTTTATTTTCCTTTCAGTTTTATTATCTCAATTTGCTTTATCAGTGTGGACAGCCTGTCCGGTGCGACAGTGCAGCGCACCTCGGCAGCGCGAATCTCCCCGGATGCGGCGCGGACGTCCACGGTGGTCGCTTTGTACGCCGGCATTTTTGTCAGGATTGACACCTCATCTATGTCGATATCCGTCAGGCGGCGGTGATTGACGCCGTCCTCTACCGTCCATTCGTCGGCGCGGACGTAAAAACGGAAGCTCCACCCGGTCAGCCTGCCTGCGCGGGCGGCTTCGACGGTCTCGGGGTCCGTGACCGCTGCCGATGCACGCAGGCCGATGCTGTCCTCATCCAGCACAAGGTTTTCTCCGCGTTTGCCGATGACGCGGTCATGGTTGAGCTTTAGCTCGATTTCGTTTTCAGCGCGGCGGAGCGCTGCACCGAAGGCACCCTCTGCAACGCGCTCATAAAAATCGCCGTGTTTTGCATCATGCAGCAGTCGGCTGTCGCGCTCGACCGCATTGACGTATCCGCTGATGATTACGCTGCCGTCATCTCGGATTTCTGTTGTGATTGGTTTTTTCAATTTTGCTCATCGCCTCGCTTTATCTTCATCGTTTCGCCTGTGTTAGGCGTGTAAATCTCATCCGTTTCGGGGTTGTAGTACACATCGCCCAAATTAAGACAAATCAGGTTAAATCCCAACTCAGGTAGGTCTTCGCGGTAACGCACCTCATCCCGTGTCATAAATCCGCCCTGTATAGCGGTGCGATATGCTTCAAAACGTGTTTTCATGTCGCCGCGCAATAGCTCGTTCATGTCGAACGAAAAGTATTTTTTACCTTTCTCGCTCTCAAGCAAAAGTGCACGGTTTAGGGCTGTTTCCAACGCGACGACTATAGGTGTAACCGCTGTCTTTACAACCTGTCTAAACACTGCCTCGGTTGCGGTCCCGTCCAGCACGGACGCAGGCAAGCTTAACAGTTTGCTGATTTCAGCATAATTGTTGCGCTTGCGCTCATCCAGCTGCTGCTCCACAGACGTGCCGGATGCCTCCATGAAATCCATGCCATCGTTTAGGATCATCGCATCGCAGTTGGGCGATCCCCACAGCTTCGCCCATGCCTTTTTGACTGTATCCAGAGCGTCTTCATCAAGTCTTCTTGGCGATTTCAGGAAGCCTTTTTTAGTGCCGCCCGTTTTAGCCAGGACGCCCTCATACTTAAGTAGGTCGGCGGCGATGGTTAAGCAGGCATTGCAGCTGTCCACTATGCCGGAACCCGTCACGCCGTCCCGAGAATCTTTCAGCAGGCGGACAAGGTACTCGCCCTCGATTTGCCGTCCGCCGATATAGTAGGTTGCGGTTTTAAAAATCGGGTCAGCATTTTTTTGATAGCCAACCTCAGATTGCTTGACGTAATGTATGCTTTCAACCTTGTTGCGCCGCCATTTTACATAGGCGTAGGCGCGGCCGTTTAGTAGGTAGTCCGTGACCATCGCAGCCTTTAGCTGCACACCGTCCAACAGGTCGCCCGTGTCGTCGTTTATCAGTGCCGTGCGCGGATCTGCCAGCGGCTTAGTTTTGCCGTCCGCCTCCGAGTACAGCCGCACCGGCAGTGTGGACACCATGCCGGCGATAAAGCTGACCCCCGCATACAGTGCGGGCACTCCGCGGGCTGTCGCCTCCGTGATCCTGTCACCGCGCAAAAGTGCGGATGCAAGCACATCATCCAGATCCGGCGACAGCTCACGCCTTTCGGCTTTCGCCCGCAAAAATCGCAGCGGATTAAATTTAGCGCCTTTTTTCATATCTGCGCTCCCCACGTCTCGTTTTCATTTTTATCTTGCAGATATACAAAAACCGCGTTTAAAAGCGCGGCCACCATGTCTATCTTTCCGTTTGATTTCTTCTTCGAAATGTAACGGTTTAGGTTTGTGTCGTACGTGCATCGTGCATTTGCAAAATTAATTACAAACATTCTGTTATTTGTAAAATGCAGCTTGCCTTCCGCCACCAGCTCCGCCACATACTTGACCGCCGGAGACAACACATAACTTTTTTGCTCGACTATGGTGCCGATCCAAGGCTCATAGCCGTCGGTCGGATTTTCAAATTTATTCGCCGTTGATATACAATTCCAACGGTCAAACCCGAACCCGACTATGTCCATCTCCCGCTCTCGCGCCGTTTTCCGAATATGTTCCTCAATAAAGTTGTAGTTTATGATTCGATCGCCGCATGGATAGCAGCAGCCTTCTTCGATCAGCCGCTGGTAGTCCAGCTTTTCGGCGGCCGACTTTTCGGCGATGCGATCCTCCGGCAGGTAGCCGATTGGCAGCACGTCAAGGCCGCCGTCCGCACTCTCGCTGATAAAAACCGCCGCGCAATTATCTTCTGTCATTGCAAGGTCGATGCCGATAAAAGTGCGCCGTCCCTGCCAGTCGATAGCGTCCACACGGCCGCGCCGAAGGTCATCTATCGCTACATAGGTTTCGGTTGCGCTGCCCTGATACAGGATGTTGCAATGCTTGCACAAAAAATTTTCCCGCGCCGACCGCATGGTTATCGCCCTGCGCCGTTTTTTTAGCAGGTCATCATACACCTCCGGCACTGTCAAACTCAGCGGATTAGCTTGCTTTAGTATAGCCGTGTCAGTCTCCCAGCCTTTCGGGCTGTCAGGCTCAAACAGCAAAGCAAACAGCGTTTCGTCCTTTTCGGTGCCGTCAAGCACGCGCTTCGCGTACGCAACTTCCTCTTCGAACGGATTCTCTTCGCGCGGATATTTTGTGGATATTACGCAGCCGAGTTTGTTGCGGATTGTCAGCTGACCGGATCGCATAGCCTCGATGGCATATGTCGATGGCAGCGCACCCGCCTCATCAATCAAAAAAACATTCGGCAGTTTGCCGTCCAAGCGGTCGTTTGAGTACGCAAGCGGAGTGTAAACATTATCCGTCACCGGGCATACGATTTCATCCCGCTTGAGCTTAAACGCATCGCGAAGTGCGGGGCTTGCCCTCACGATCTCGCGGATTGAGCCGTGCAGCTCTTTCGACAGTTTCCCGTCCGGCGCGACCGAAAAAAAGCGCGAAAAGCGCGGCTCGAGGAAAAACAGCAGGATGAAAACGACAGCTATCATAAAGGTTTTGCCGTTTTTACGGGCTATCTCCAATATCACGCTCTCATATCGCCTGCGCAGTCTCTCATTTTTGTAAACAACGCACAACGGCGTAAAGTAAAAAAACCACTGAAAATCAGCGGTGCACTCATATACGCTTTTGCCTGCGGCAAGCCCTTTCGGCATTATCATTAGCTTTGTCAGCTGGTCGATAACGCGGCCGCGCCGCATGTCTATCATGTACTTTTCGGATTCTCCGCTGCATACCTTCAAAAAATCCTCACACTGCAATTTCACGTACTTCGGCGCTTCCAGTTTTCCGCCCACGACGGCTTTGCAGTAGCCGCGGGCCCGCTCATAGCTCTTGCTGGTCTTCACCGTCATCATTCAGCCCTTCGATGATTTTCAGCAGCGGATTGCTTTTTTCTTTCTCTGCATTTGCGTTCGCAAGCGCCATTTTTGCCCTGCTTTGCGGGCTCAGGCACAGCTCGCTGCACCCGCGGAAAAAATCCTTTGTGTATCGGTCCTTTGCTGCCATGACCGATTTTTCAAGCATTTTTTCCGGCGTCGCGTTTATAGACCTTTCGATGTTTTGCAGGCGGTCAACCGCAATCGCAAAATTCGCCAGTACGTAATTATCTATGCTGCACAGGATGCTGCTTTCTTTCAGATCGGTGCAGACGGTCTCAAAAATTTCCCGCTGGGCGTCGGTCAGGTAGTCGGGCGGGGTCGGCGGTTCGCCGGTGCTGATTTTTGCTTCCGCCGCTTCGCGTGCAGCCGCGTCCTCTTTTGACAGCTTTTTGCTCAGCGTGCTGACAGCTTTTGCTGGTCGTGCCATGCAGTCATCCTTTCTGCCTCGGTTTCGCGGGGCGGGTTAAAATTCGATTTCGGGGATTTTGCGTGCAGCGGGGTTGCACGGCGGTCTTGCCTTTTTGCGTGAGAGGATCGCGTTACCCCCGGGGGGGATGCTGCTTTTGCCCGAGTATTGCCGGCTGTGCCGCCAGTGCTACAAGCTCCGCGCGCGGGATCCGCCCCGCATCCGCCTGTCGATGATGTGATGCACAAAGCGTGATAAGGTTATCGTTGTCCAGCCTTTTATCAAAATCCGCCATGAGTGGGACTATGTGATGGACCCCCAGGTCGCGCATAGTGATCCTGCCCTCGGCAAGACACAGGCGGCAGCAGTACAGGTCCCTCTCGCGGATCTCAGCGGATTTCGCCGTCCACGCCGCCGTACTGCGGAATGCATCCACATCTCGGCGGATTTTTTTGCGCACATATTTTTGCGCCATAGGTTTTTGCGGGCAGGTCTCACTGGTCGCATGTGTGCCGCCGCAATATCTGCATGTTTTTCGCATTTTTTAAGCAGACCGCCCGCAAGTGTGCATGACGGCGAAGCGCCGGCAGAGGCCTGCGGGAGATGTCTTTTAGTACCTGTCTGCGATGGACGGGTTGTTGCCGTTGCAGTATGTCAGCACGGCGGACAGTGCAACGCCGACAGCGCCGATATACCACGGCATAGCAACGCCGGCAGTAACACCGGCACTGACAAATGCGGTGTACACCGCGGATATTAAACCGATCCAAAAAAGAGCGGATTTTGAACGACTTTGATTTACCATACTTTGTTTCCTTTCATTTTGTTTTTATTGCGTTTGTACAAGGTTATTACGAATTTGAATATGGGACGCAACTTTTTTTGCCCGCCATCCTCAACCGCCGGCAATTTTAGTCCGACACACCTCCCATCGATGCAGCAGACGGGCAGCAGTACATACAGCACATGCCTGCCCGTCCGCGCCGAAAAAGGAGGTAACATGAAAATCTCTTTTTGCAAATTCCCACGGTAGCATTATACCACACTACAAACTGCAAAAACATGCAAAAACATGCAGTCTTCACTCGTCCATGATTTTTGCAAACTCGGTCAACGCGCCGCCATGGATATAGGCGATCTGCCGCGCCGAGTAGTGCAGCGTCTCCGCAAGCCTGTCCAGCGGCTGGTAGGCGATGTATCGCCCTATCAGCACTGCACGGTGCAGCGGGCTTTGCAGCATGTCCATCAGATCGCGGCAGTGGTCGCGATAGTCCACATAGTCATCTATCGCTTGATTGCACCGCTCCCGGGCGCGCTGTAGCCTCTCTACGGCATTTGCCATGCGGTCGGCATCATCTGTACCCTTGCCCGCAAAAAAACGTTTGTGGCACGCCGTGACGCGTGTCACGGTGCTTTCGATGCGCTCCAGCTCCAGCTGTGCGGCCGATGCAGCGTCATCCAGCTGCCGGATGCGTCTAAGATAATCTTTTGCCGTCATCGTCATCCCTCCCCCATCAGTCATCGTACATGTCATCACCGAGATCCACGCCCATAGCACGCAGCTGGTCAGCCGTGTATGTGCGCTGTCTGTAATTTAAGGCGGGATTTGCTCGCTGCGCCCGCTGTGATTGCTTCTTTGGCGCTGTGGTGCTGTACTCATCGTCCCACCGTGCGCCGCGGAAAAAGGTCGCAGCCTGCATGACGTAGCGGTCTTCAACTTGCGCTCGCGTGACATAGTCTGCATACCGACGCAGTCCCGCCTCGATGCGCTCCGCCGGCACGCCGCGTTTAAGTGCCGCCATGTACGCCCGCTTTGCGGTCTGCTTGCCCTGTCTCCGCGCCTGCGGATACAGCGCCCAAAGACGCTCGAAGGCGGCGTCCGCGCTCTCGCCGCCGCATGGCGGTGTATGTGTATCTTTATTATCTATGTTATTATTATTAATATAATTATTGATACAACTTTGTTGTATGGTCGATACAACTTTGTTGCATGGGTCATGCAACTTTGTTGTATGGTCGATACAACTTTGTTGCATGGGCATACAACTTTGTTGTATAGGTCTTTCGGCATCGTTGCCGAAGTTATCCGCAGTTTTATCCACATGTGGATAAACTGCCGAAAGGACGGCTTTGTAAGCGTTAACCCCGCTGCCGTCCAGTGACTTTATAATATATCCTTTATCGATGAGTGATTTTATGCACTTTCGCACGGATTCGACCGTCGAGTTAGTCCAGTCCGCCAAGTATTTCATACTTCCGACAAATTCCGTTTCGCCGTTTTGCGTAAATCCGTATATCACGGCATATATCATCAACTCGTTGCCTTTTAGCCCCAGGCGCGTGATCATCCACCCCTGGATGACCACATAGTTACTGTCCCTGATGACTGACGATGCAGCCCGCACTTTTGATGCCATAATGTCCTCCTTTTGCCTTATGTAGTCCCGATGCGGCGATGACCGTAAGGTTATCCTTTCGTCATTTTTTGTGCGCCAACACCTGCCGCATCGGGAATCTATCTGCCGCCATGCGGCAGCGATAGCAAATTAATAATTGCTTTTGTTCGTTGTGTAGTATCTGCATGAATCACAAAGTCGTGTTGCACCCTCGATGCAGCCATGCCGCTGCGCTTGCGGGCACCGCTTGATGCGCTCATCCGGCACAAACTGCGGGCAGCGTATCACGTGGTAGCTCATCTCCGTGTGCTTTCCGCCGCCGGTACCCACAGTCACGGGCGCAGGGAGTGCGATCCACCCCGGAACCGGCCGGAAGCTTCGGCTCCACTCGCACCGCTGCGCGACAGGGCCGGCTGCCCGCTGGCAGTTCCAACAAAGCGTAGTGCGACTTTTTTCTTTTGCGCACGCTCCGCCTGAACTTTTACTCATTTTAAAACCTCGTTAACAACGTTCAGTAGGTCGGCTGCGGCCACCATGTCTATCGGGGTTGCAGTGTCAAGCTTGCGCTGCATCATGCGCTCGATCGCACGCATTATCCTGTCATCAACGTACTCACGGTTGCCGCTGTGGTCAATTTCATCGAGATCCCGCAGCCTGTATACGTTGTAAACGAGACCTCCGCAAATGTAGTTGCATGTAACCCTCCATTCACTTTTCATTTTGTCTTCCTCCGTGTTTCTTTCACGCCCATGCCGAGCCACATCCCGATGATGAGGCCGGGCAGGAAAAAGCTGAAAAACAGTCCGAAATAATTCATCTTTTACCTCCTTGTGTTATATGACAATAGCCAATATTGTGCCGATGACAGCGCACAAAATATCGACCACGATTAGTATCCAGTCAAGCACTGTTTCCGGCTCGCTGCCTGTGTAGTCATACAAGAAAAACAGAACAAACCCGAAACATACAGCCATAAAGGCCACAAATCCGCACCAAAAATTTACTGTCATTTTATGCCTCCGTTGTACTGGCCTTTGCTTCGTTGTCATACTTCAAAAGGGCTTCAATGCGATCCGCAAGCTCGAGCGCAAGATCGTGCTCAATGCAGCCCGGAAAAATGTCGCAGAGCGGGCATCCCTCGCAGGATCCGCCTCCGGCGGAGTAGCAGTATCGCGCTGCATCAACCAGCGTCCGCGTCGTTATGCGGGCATATATATTACACTTACTCATGCTTTTCATCCTCCGCTTCCGCGCTTCCGTCGGCGATAGGTACCGCGACGATTTTATCGTCAAAATATATCATCTGTTCGCAATATAAAAACCTGTCGGTCCAGTCGGCAAACTGCCGCGGGGTCAGGCTTGTAAAATCCTCGCCGGCAGTGCCGACGACCATAAACGTCCCGTGCAATACATCTTGCACCTTGGCTTCGCTGTCGCGCAAAGCGCGATTTGCAGGCAATCCGGCAAGCTTGCCCTCTTCGTTGCAAACTATTACGGCATCATCGTTTAAGAGCCCGTCATGGACCACCTGGATGCAGCCGCCGACGATGTCCTGCATAGAATGCAATTTAGGGCAGACGGTCGCACCGTACGGACGGAAGTACGGCTTCACGATCAGCACCTGTATAGGCTGATCCGTGCACTCATTTACGCAGTGTGAGCACGGCGCGAACAAACGTTTTTTCGTTGCAAGTTTCTTTTCCATGTTTTACCTCTCGTTTTATTTATTTATGGGTATGCCCTGCGCCGTACCGCCACGCATGGCGGCACGGATAAGGAGGTCCCGAACATCGAACGTGTGTAGTAATACACGGCGCAGGGCACAGCTTTTTAGTCATCCACCCCGCAAAAACGCAGGAAAGGCACGCGCGGGATTTTTACGCGTCTGCCGACAACGCAGACCGGAAAACCCAGGGCCTCCGGCGCTTGCCGCGCTGTCTCGCGCAGGTAGAGCGGATCGGCCTTAAGGATCGGCGCGATATCCGCTACCGTAACAAAAATCCTGTCGTCATTTTTTATGACGTCAAGTTGCGATGCCGCTGTCACTGCGTATCACCTCCGATTTTTGAAATATAGTCGTTAAGAATCTGTTCGCTTTTGGCAAGCACACGGTCCGGCTGCGGGCCTGTCCGACTGCCGCGCAAGATGTTGCACAGTACCGTATGCGGCACGGGCTCGCCGGCCTCTTCCAGTCGGCGGCGCAGCCACGCTGTGGACAGCACCAGCTCGACCAATTTCATTTTTATCTCCGTTCCTGTCATTTTTTCTCCCTTTTCTTCGCTTTTTGCATTGTCAATTCTTGACATTATCGCGCCGGACTGGTATAATAAGGTTGCCACACCGTATAAATTTTGTCGGGCGTTTTGCCTGTCAAAATCTGACATCGTTATTATACTATAGGATTCCCTATAATGCAAGCGTTTTTATAGCGATTCCTATAATATATTTTGGAGGCAAAAATGGACACGACACGAATAATAAATTTGACAAAACAACAAGGGAAAACTCTTGTTTATATCTGCAAACTTATCGGCAGAGCAGGAAATTACTTAAACGAAGTGAAAAACAAGGGTTTAACAATGCCCGAAGAATACCTACAAACAATCGCGGCCGATCTGGGTACCACGCCCGAGTATCTGCGCGGAGAGACGGATATAGTAACGCCGCCGCGCGAGACGGACGGACAGACAGCGGATGTCACCGTTGATGATATGATTGTTTTTCACAGAGACGGGAAGACGACAAAAATAAAAATGCCGTCGGACAGGATAGCGGCGATCGAAAAAATTGCCCAGGTTCTCGCCGACGGCGGAAACACTGACGATTTATAAAAAGGAGAAATATATGAACGACAGCAAAAAAGCTTTGCTTATTTTCGGCGGTTTTGCGGCGGTGGTCATCATCGTCGTGGGTGTCATGATGTCAAAAACGGCTTTTTGGCTGGTCGGACTGCTTGCGCTTTTGGGCATCATCATAGCAGCCGCAGCCGCCTCGGACGGCGGACAAAAATCCGACGCGCCGCTGCGTGAGGACGAGATCCTCGATCCTGACGAGCGCTTCGGTTTTGCTTTTGCTGTTAAAGTTGTCGGCGTGTCGTTTCCCAATGACGATCCGAAAGCACCGCACCGGCAGGCGGTGCTTCGCGAAGCCTTTGACGGCGGCGGTGTGCTGGATGATGATCCTGACAGCCGATATGTCCCCGGCGCACTGCGCAGGTACAGCTATCAGGGGCAGCCGGCACTGCATGTCGTCACACAGTACGGCTGCATCGGCAACATCGGCAAGGATGACCTGCCGGAAATCCTGCCTCTGATGCCCGATGTGCGCGTCATAGTGCGTGTGCACTCAAATAATTTTGACGATCGGCAGCTGTATAGTGCGGTTGCGAATATATTCACGGCGGAGACAGGGGCCGACGCCGATTAAACGTCTTCACTGCGTCCCGGAGCACATCCGGGACGCTTTTTGTGCAGCTGCTGCGGACCGTGTCAGCTACCGCGCCGATGTGCCGCAATATAGTCGGCAAAGGCCTCATATACCTGCCGCTCAAGCGGCGACAGCAAAAAACAGCTCCGCCCGCGGGTCATCAAAAAATCCTGCTCGCGCTCATACAGCTCCGCCATGCGGGCAGCGCGGAAGCGTGCTGCCGGAAGGCTGATGCTGCACAGCGCCGCGATCTGCTCCGGGGTATGCACACCACAGCCCCAAAGCACGCACGCAGGCGCAAGTAAACGCGAAGCGAAGACGTTTGCTGCCTGCTCGACCGCCGCATCACCGTCGGCGGGCTCGCGATTTTTAAGTCTGCCGCTATGATGCAGCATGATGTGTCCCAGCTCGTGTGCGATGGTAAACCGCTGCCGCTCCGGCGTGCAGCGGGTATTATCATAAAATATGATTTTACCCAAAGTAAAGCCATCGTTTTCGGCCGCGTGCTCGGTCAGCCCGTACTGCCGGATCAGCGGATCCGCATCGTGATAGCTGATGACTGTCAGCCCCTCGGCGCGGCATATCGCACCGACCCTGACGGGCAGGGCAGTGACGTTGTGCTTTAGCAGCAGCCGCCATGTCATATCGCGGGATTGTCTATAATCCGCATAGTCCATATATATCACCTCCACGGGTGATTATACATGCGGGAGCGCTGAATGTCATGTGGTAATATATGGTGCGAATTTGCAGTTGCAAAAAGCAAAAAAAAGATATAAAATGTTTTTGGGGGTAAAAAGTTATGATTTGCAAAAAGTGCAAAAAAGATGTGCCTGATGGCAGATACTGCATAGCCTGCGGCGCGGACCAGTCCGCGTCAAAAAAAACGCGCCCCCGCACGCGTCCCAACGGCACCGGCACGGCGTACAAGCGCGGCAGCACGTGGACGGCGCAGGTGACCGTCGGCATCAAGCGCGATCCGGATACGGGCCGTGTGCAGCAGGTCCGCCGCACTAAAGGCGGATTTAAAACAAAACGTGAAGCTTTGGAATTTTGCCAGAAGTTAGCGAATGCAGCCATGCCCAAAAAACATGTAACTTTTGGCGATTTGTGGGAGCAATACGAAAAGACAAAATTTAGGCAGCTCAGCGCATCAAAGCAGTGCGGCTATCGCACTGCCCTAAAGCGGCTCGGCGATATGATCTATACGCGCATCGATGCCGTGACCATAGCAGACCTGCAAGGGCTGGTGGACGGCTTGACTTTTTACTGCGCACAGGATATAAAATCGATATTGCGGCACATGTACCGTATAGCCATGATGCAGGGATGGACCAGCAGGGATTTGTCTGAATATATTGTATTACCGCCGAAAAACGAACACGAACGAACGCCCTTTAACGATGATGAGATCCGCGCTATATGGCGCGGGTATGACGGCGGTGACACATGGGCAGGCTATATCCTGCTGATGATCTACACGGGCATGATGCCCGGAGAGCTGCTGCACTGCCGCAAGGATATGATCCATCTGGACAGTCATCAGATCGTCGGCGCGGGTCTAAAGACAGCCGAACGCAAGGCAAGACCTATAGTAATAGCAGATTTTTTAATGCCGGTTGTGCAGGCGCTAATCGACTACACAGGGGACGCGCCGCTGCTATGCGACACGTACAAAAAAGCATTTTACAAAAAATATTACGATTGTCTTGATCGATGCGGATGTCGCAGACTAACACCGTACTCCTGCCGCCACACTACAGCGACGGCCTGCGCTGTCGGTGCAAAAATCGCACCCAGCGTGATACAGCGCATCATGCGCCACGCACAGCTATCGACGACGCAGTTGTATATCCACCCCGACGAGTCTGCCGTGCTGGATGCCATAAACACGTTAAACCCCAACCAAAACAGCCCGGTGAATTAATATATTCTACCTGTACATAAAAATGTATTGACGCACAGCCGGCACGGTGGTATCATATATGCGTGGTCAGCAATGACCTGGTCAAGTCCACCACGTGCGACAAGTTGACTTTCCCGCCATTTGCGGGGGTGATCCTGATAAAGATCTTTTTTCGACTTCGGCACGAGGTGTGTGGATTTAAACGAAAACGAAAATTCGCTTGATTAAATCAAATCGGGCGAAAAATCGTCGGAGTCCTGCTCCGGGAAGCACCTGCCGAAAGGCGGGTGCTTTTTTGTAGCCGTAGTGTGACTCTGATAAAATATACTTTAAATAAATCAAAAGAATACTTGACATTATCGGAAGAATACTGTATAATTATAGACGTCAAAGGGAAAGGAAAATCCCGAAAACCAGAAAGGCAAAGAAC